CGCCTTCGCGATGTCGTCGGCAATCAGCCCACGCACCACGATGTCCCCGTTCTGGAGCGTCCAGAGGCCCGCCAGAGCGTTGCCCGCCGCGGCCTTGAAATCTTCCGGCAGGACGAATTTCTTGCCCTGCGGGGCCGAGGCGGCGGGAATTCGCACGGTGTAGGCATCGGCGGATTGTAAGCCGTTGTCGGTCACCGTGACTTTCTGTCCGCCGTACCAGTTAACCCCGCGGATTTGCGTCCGCTTCCATTCGTCGAGGCGGGTTTCCCGGTTGTACCACTTGTTGAAAATCGTGATATCGGCGTTCGTCAGCATCTGCAGCACCCGCCAATCGACCGGTCCATCAGGCCGGTGTAAATCAGGTAGGGCCGCGCTGCTTCGAGCATGGCGGATTCCACGGCGGCCCGGATATCATCCGCGTTTTGATAACTGACGCTGTATCCGTCCGTGTTCTCGCTTTTGATGCCGGCAGCCGTCGCAGTTTCCTGCCGGGCGGCTTCATGCTCTTTCAGCGCGTCAACTACAGCGCACGCCGCCGTTTTCACGGTGTCGGTCACGGAACGGCCCTGATGCAGCCGGTTAAAGGTAATGCGGTCGATAAATAAGGACGCCTGCCGCTCTAAGGCGGCAAAAGCGTCCTCATCGACCGCGGACCCGTGATAGGTATCACGGTAAAACACATAATCCGCATACATAGATGTCCTCCGTTACTGCGCGATCGGCAGCGTAACAGCCTGATTGACTGCCGCGTCTGCAACCGTAATCGTTGCGGACTGGGTCACATAGCCGGACTTCTTGATCGATGCCGGATAGCTCCCAGCGCGCAGGTTGAATACGGCCGTACCGTCGGCGCCGGTACGCTTGCGGGCACCATTCACGTCAATTGTCGCGCCAGATACCGGGGCAGGTTCGGACGCGTTGTCTGTCACCGTAAAGGTTACGGTCTGCTCGGCGTACGGATTCGCGGCTTCGATGTACGCGAACGGCACGTTGGAGCGATCCTCGTTCATGCGGGTAGCCGGATTCGGCAGCGCCCAGCCAAGCCGGACGACGACACGCAGGGCAATCATATCCTGCTGCGCGAGGTTGTAAATGATCTCTTTGGTGGTCGGATCCTGAATGACACCCTGATCGAGAATCTTTACGGTGACATCCTGCCGCATCGAATAGACGGCCTGATTCCACGCGCCGGCGATCATCTGTGCGACGGACGTATCGAACGCCCCGTTCTGCGGGAAAACAAGCGGAGAGCCGTCGAGCGTGTACGGAGTGGTGGCCTTCATATCCGTCATGAAAAGCGGCCGGTCGGCGCCGTCCTTGATTCCGCGCAGCGCCGCGCGGGTCCGAACGGATGCCAGAACGCCGTTGACCATATAGCCCGCGTCCTCAACTTTGGAGAACAGTCCGCCGGGGCCAAGCAGCGTGTCATAAGTAATTCCGCCGGAAACGTTGTTGCCGGCCTGCCGGGCCAGCGTAATGATGTCGTTCTGCCATTCGTTCGGGCGGTTGATGCCAAACACGATCGCCTGGTCAATGCGCTGCCCGATAGCCTCGTTCACGCGCGGGGTAACCTCGCCCATGATGTCGTAGCTGGAGTCGGAGAGCACCGCCTCGGGGATCGGGACGATAGCGGCCAGCTCCGCCGCGGTCAGGTAGACGTTGTCCCACGCCTGCTGGGTAGTCTTCTTGAAACCGTTGTCCCCGTTTACCCAGTAGGCAAGCGGCAGCATATCCAGCACCGGAATCTTCGTCTGCCTGCTGGTCATGTTCGGGAGCTTCCGCATCAGCCCGAGCACCGCGGACTGCTTCGGGACGTCCTGAAAAATCGTATTGACAAGCTGCTCCTGAATCAGAGCAGCGGCCTGATCTCTTGTAATTGCCATTGATTATCAATCCTTTCCGCCGGCCCCGAATGCTTCGCGGAGCGCGGCATTTGCCTTGTCGTTTCCGGTCAGGGTTCCGGCCTGCGGGCCGGGCGTCGGCCCGCCAAACTTCGGCGCAGGCGTTTCGTCTTCAAACAAGAACCCGTTTTCCTTCTTGATGTTTTCGAGCTGCTCTTTCAGCCCGACGATTTCGTCGCCGTTCTGCTTCAGACCGTCCATGTTGAGGTGCGCCTTAACGGCCAGCACATCGCGGGCCTTTGCCGATTTGAGAGCATCGGACAGAGCATAATCAAATTTCAGAGCGTTGACCTTTTTGTCGGCTTCTGCCTGTGCCGTATCGGCTTTGGTTTTCCAGTCCGGATCGTATCCGGCCAATTTGCCGTTGGCCTCGCCGAGCTGCGTCTTATATTCGTCACGCTCCGTGGTCAGAGTGGAAATAGTATTCTGCAACTTGGTTATTTCTTTGCCATGAAGCTCAAACACTTTTGCGGCCTGGTCTTCGGTCAACCCTAATGCAGTTAATTCTTCCGTTTTCATGAACCCTCCAACAGCTAAGCGTTTTAGGTGGTCGCTATCACCTGCTGCCGCGCGGATTAGGCCGGCACGGTGGGCCAATTTTTGGTATAAAAAATAAACCTTTTAACGTCGTGCTCAGGACGATCATGCGGTTGCTTTTTTGTTTGCCCAGACAGCCTTTCCCGATACAGAGCGGTTGAAGTTCAACGCCTGCTCACGTTCGCGCTGCCGATCAAGGCCAGTTTGCTTAACGAAATCTCGGAGATCCGATTCTTGCCGCTTGAGCTTGACGGAAGCAGTGCCGAAATTCTCCCGAAAGGCATTTTTTAGCGATTCAGCCGGCGCGTTCCTCATCCCCGCATCTGCTCCGGCGAGGTCCCGCTTGGTCGCCCGGATGGCGCGTTCCATATTGCGTTGCTGCTGTGTAGCGTCGTAGTAACTCATGGTTTCGCCGTTATATTCTACTGTGCGGCTGTTGTACTCGTCGAGCCTCGCACGCGGATAGGCGGATTCTGACAGCCCCTCAAAGTATGGAAAAAAGCTGTGCCGACAATTCCATCCGCAAAGTCCGGCGCCCGTGCCGTACCCGGTGCTGGATTCGAAATCCGGATACCGGCCGGAACCGCTACGGCTGAACACTCGCCCTTGCCAAACCTGATGCGACGGGCGGGCGCCGGGATGCGCCGTCGTCTCCACGAGGTCACAATCCATGTCGTCCGCATACCGCAGAGAAAGTTGTGCCGCCGTCTGGCTCACGCCGGTCAGGGCCGCCCTGCGGACGGCAACGTCCAGCCGGTCCTTCCAGCCGGTCGGATAGAGGACCATCGTGCCGGCCTGCGCCGCCGTCTTCACAGCGTTCCGAATGGCCGTCACATAATCAAAAGCGCCGCTCTCCACCTGCATTTCTGCAAGCGTGACGGCGTTGATGTATGCGGTCTGTGTTGTGGCGGCGGTCGTCATGGAAAGATTTCGCAGGTGTCCGGCGGTCTTGCTGATGCCTGCCTGCAGCACCTGAGCGGCCGCCGGGGATTGACGCAATGGGATGGGGGAGAGCCCCGCGGCCCCGTAAATAGCGAAATCATACTTCATAGCCTCGATTCCCGCATCCTCAAACAATGCCTTTACCTGCGCATCGCTCGCCCCGGAGATTCCCGCCACGCGCCGGACGATATCCTCGTAGAGCAGCCCGGATTCCTGCAGGCGTTGTGCCTGCCAGCGGGCCGTGTCGGTAACCCCGCCGGTTTTTACCAGACGACGGACGATGTCACGAACAATGCTTTCATCCAGCTTTGTATATAGCTCAAGAAGGTCATCGGCGACTGTGTCAAAATACTCAGGCGGGAGCGTCGTCTCCACCCCCTCCGAAACCAAACGGATTGCTCAAGCTACCCTGCGCCTCCTCGGCGATCGCTTTGGCATCGTCCTCGGAATATCCTTCAAACTCCACCAGATACCGCCAAAACGGAAACTTGCCGGTTGTAACGTATTGCCAGAACATCTGCTTGCGCTGCGCCGGGTCGTTGACGATGCTGTCATCCCAGTCGTAAGCGGTCTGATAGGCGCCGGCCGGCGCGAGATTATACAGGGTCGCCAGTTTATCCATCGAGTAAATCAGGTCGTCCAGCGCGTTCTGGAGCGCCGCCTGAATGCTGTGAACCGTGGAAAAGCTGCGCTGCTTCGACGATTGGATCTCCGTCGCCGTGCGCTCCACACTCTGCGGGTCAGAGAGGGTCCCATAGGCGAGGCCGCACTGGAATTCAATCTTTTTGAGAATCGTGTCAAGGCCGCGCCGATAGGATTCATCGCGCAGGTTTGGAGCGAAGATTTCATAAAAGTTCTGGTCTTTTGCCGCGACGTTCCGCTGTCGATACAGCCGTTTCTGCAGCTTTGGGACTTTAACTTCTCCGTCCTCTTTGTGCTCCAGAAGGTCCTCGGCCACGTCGACAGCCATCTCGCCGCCTTCGTATTCCCACAGCAGCCGCCCGTACTGCTCGTCAGCGTCCCGAATTGTATCAACGGCCTCCGAATAAACGGACACGCCGAGCGGCGAATGTCGGTCGATTCGGTTCGCAAGCGGAATTTTGAAATAAGCGAACAGTGGCCGGTCGAGATTTTCGATACTGACCTGCGGCTGGATCTGAGCCCATTCCGGCACGCTTGTAAGCTCAATTTCGCTTCCCAGTGAGAAGGACGACCGGCTCTCAAACGCCTTATTTTCAATCGTGTGGACGCCGCCGCGGAACTCATGGTGCTCCGCCCGGGTGAAAATGGATTTCTTCCGCTTAATCTGGTCAATAAAAATCGCCCCGGTCATGCGGTTCGACGAATCAAACGCAGTCGGGAAAAAGCAGTCACCCTGCACCGCATCAACCACGATTCGGTTGCCGGACACATACGGCTTAAACACGATTCCGCCCAGCGCGCAGGCAAATTCCGCATAATTCCGGATTTCGTCCCAGAATGGAGCGAGCTGCGCTTGAATGAAATCTGCCCGCGGCGAACCGGCGATAGATACCTGCATCTCTAGCGTGACAAGCCGGGCAAACTCAGAGGAAATCGCCGCCGGCAGGCGCAGACTGTGAATGCCTGATTTCGCATTGCACCACGGCCCGCCGTCTTCATACATCCGCGCCCAGAGGTCTATGGCGGAGTTCATGCGGTCGGAAATTACAATATCGTCTTCTTGGAACATCCGATCCAGCAGAGAGCGAAGCCATTTCAGCATTTTCTCAAACATTCACGTCACCCCCTCCATTCAGCCCAGCGAAATTCACGAGCCAAAACGGTATAGCAGAAATACCGGATATCGTCCATCGCGTGGTCGTTTTCTTTCAGAACGGCGTCACTGTTTTTCTTCTCATCCCAGCGGTACAGCCCGAATTCACGGATTGCGTTCTTGCAGCTCTCATGGACTTTTACCATTCCCGCGTTCAGCAAAGAAGCCGTCACGCGAATGCCGTTCAACACGTCGTTGTCGGCCTCCCAGACACGGAATTTTCCGTGCCGCCGGATGCACTCAATGAATGAAGCCGCCGACGGATCGACAATCACTCGGCGAATATAATATCCATGCGCCAGCCTTTCGAGGTCGGCATAATACTCTTCATCTGTCTTTTGGTGCCCTTCTCTCCGGCTATCCCAGTAGTACTCTTTGATGCGGATTGCCTGCTTTCCATGAACGCACCATAGGCCCAACGAAAGCGGGTTGATTGTGCCGTAGTCGCAGGAGATATAAAACTGACCGTCCATTCCTGCGGTTGTGCCTCGCAGGATGAAGCGGTCAGGATTATCGGTGAACATCGGATAGACACGGCCCTCGGCGACAACCCACTGCCCGAGAATGAACCGGTCATAGAACACCCCGACGTACTCTTTCTTGAGGTTTTCAACGTATTCCGGATCAAGGAACGTATTGTCCTCAATCAGAAACTTCATGATCAGCATGTCGAGCTCCGCCGCCCGATCCATGTACTTGACCTTGAGCCAGTGCTGCGGGCTGTCCGGGTTCGTCGTAGCAATCAGCTTCGCGCCGGGGCAGGAGAGGCGGGACAGCAGCATTGCGAAAAAGTCCTCGGTGAACAGCGTCAGCTCGTCGCAGTAGGCGCCCTGCAGCGTCATGCCACGAATTTTCGATTCCGCCCGGGCATCATTGACGCCTTCCAAGTAAACCAGTCTGCCGAACAGACGGGCTTCTTTCTTGCTCAGGCTGTAGCTAAAATACTTTGTCCCGACAAGCTCCTGAAGCAAGTCCAAGCAGTTACGGCGCAAGGAAGTCAATGTCTTAGCCACCATCAGGTAGTTCCCGTCCCGCGGCATCGTTGCAACCCAGAATGCCCAAACGACCAGGCTAATCCACGTCTTGCCGCTGCGGACGCTGCCCTCGAGCAGATTAATGCGCCGGAGTTTGCCGTGCTGCCACAGGCGGAGGAGCTCGCGCTGCTTCGGCGTGTAAACGTCAGCTGCCATCGGATTTCAGACCTTTCAGAAGCTGCTCGAGCTGGCCGGTGTTGTCGTCGCTTTCGTTTTGCCCCTTTTCGCTCCAACCCTTGAAGTTGTTCGACAGGCTGAACTTAGCGCCCATCGCGCCGTCACGGTCGAATAGCCGGGATTCGGCGTATTCCTCGCAGCGGGACTTCGCGCGCGTAACCGTGTCATCGAACCGTCTCTTTGCCTGATAATTCAAAAGCGCCTGCCGGGATTTGAATCCCAACGCAAGCGCCAAACCGGTAACTGTGGGAGGTTTTCGGCCGACGATAACCGGATGACCAAATTTGTCGAAAATGGTTTGGCCTTTGTCATCTTTCAGGAGTTCTCCTTCACAGCTTTTGAAGTATTCGTCAATTTTTGCCTGCATCTCCTCCGGAGTTTTGTACTTCAACGGCCTTGCCATTTTCATCACCTCATTCCGAAGCAAAGTAAAAGGCGCACCGCTTACGCAGCACGCCTGAAATAATCCATTGCGCCGCCTGAGCTACCGGGCGGCGCTGAAGGAAAGGAGGTTAAAAGCCAGAGCCCTTGTAATCAATTCGATCCGCAAAGTATTGTATAGCTACACTTTGCATCGTACTAAGTATATACCCTTGACAACGGACATATCGGACATTCTCAAAGTTTTTCTAAAAATCTTTTTGCCCGCTTTCGCACCGCATCTTCCGAGTAGTCCCGCCCGGAGTTTTCGGACAAATCCGCCGCGACGTCCTTCCACGGCTTTCCGTCGACATAATGCCCCCGCAGGATTATCTGGTCGACTGGATTCGATACCGTCTCAAGAAAATCCTCTGCGGCATTTTTCTCGCGGTACAGCCTAATCAGCATGCTGTGATATTTCTTCACCAGCTGCTGCATCTCAGCCTGAATCTCCGCGTCCTGAACGTTGCCGTACACCGGGATGGGCCGATTCTGGTAGGGCTCATGCGCCTGAGAGGCGAGCACGCTGTCCGATGCAAAGTGCGCCGGAGCATTGGATAGTTTGCTGATTTCCCGCATAATCTGGATGATTTCCGCCTTCAGCGCGGCGTACTGTACCAGGCAATCCCTGCGGTTCATGCTTTACCACGCTCCCATTGCGGATTTATATGGTTCTGCCTGCG